CTTTTACACCAACTTTGACATAACGATATATAACATTTTTATAAGGTCCTGTCAAGACTTCAATTGGTACCGTTTGAACTTCATCCGGTTTTACCATATCATCGCGAAAGCGGAAATCACCATTACCTATTGTCATGCTGCGTCCTCTTCTTCTGTTTCGAGGTCAGCAACAGGCTCACCACCATATAGAAACTCTTTCTTAGCACCCTCATCAATCAGGTCAAGAACTTCCTTTGTGTAGAATTTTTCAGGATTCTTCTTGATCTGTGACTCGAATACTTTTTCACCAGAAGGAAGTTCATAGCGAGTAGAAACCTTCTTGAAGATTCCATACTTTTCAGCCAAAGAGAGAAGACCATAATAAGGGTCAAGACCGCTGGCATAATTCAACCAAGTCTCTACCTTCTTATCTTCGATTGTCAGACGAGCTTTCTTGGTGTGTGCGGTGATAACAGCACCAGTGCGGCCATCATCATCGTCCAGTGTCTTGTCTTTCTTCTTTGAAAGATAGATGATTGTAGAAGCGGCATACTCAAGGCCAGAACCACCGCCCATCTTTTTGGTTGGCATATATGCACCAACAACATCATAAACGTGGTTCGTGACAATCAAAGGCACGTTAGCCTTACCAAGCTTCAATGTGAGAACACGGAATGCACCACGAATGAGCTGTGCGCGGGTCATGTCGCGAGTGTCTTTACCATCTGCAATGTCCTGCATTTCTTTCTCGGTTGAAAGATTGCCGAGAGAGTCAAGCACGAACATCATAGGCAACTTCTCGCCTTTCTGTTCAAGATACTTGTCGAGGATCTTTACGGCCTGTGTGCGAAACTCTTGAATGGTGGCCACAGGCATGATAGCAATACGTTTTGTATCAACACCACGGTCTTCAAGCATCTTCTTTGAGATTGCGGATTCAGACTCAAAGTAGAAGACGAAGCCTTTAGCATTGTCTTGTAAGAATTGACGAACAATGTTGATTGCATAGAAGGTCTTACCTGTTGAAGGTTCACCAGCGAGTGCGGTTACTTTGTTGCCAGGAAGCCCACCATATATGGACCCAGAAAGTAGAGCGTTAAGACTATAGCTACCAGTTCCAATAAAACCAGAAACATCCCCAGCTTCAACCCCTTCTTCAACAATGCTCGCATATTCATTGCCTGTTTCCTTTATGAGTGATGAAAAAATATCCATAAGTTTCTCCTTATTGTCCCAGCCTTACAATATCGTTCTCTTCGGTGATCTCACCACATTGAACTTCGATTATGATTAGCGGGATATTTGAAATGTTGGTGATTTTATGTACCGCACCGATAGGCACTACAAAGGTATCACCTTGTTTAACCTGAAACGTGTCACCATCAAGTCTGACTTCACCACGACCTTTTGTGATGGCCCATGTCTCACTCCTATGTATATGATACTGAAGTGAGATAGACTTATTTGATTCAACAGTCAATCGTTTTACTTTATACCATGGGCCTTCGTCAATAACTTCCCAAGTTCCCCAAGGTCTTTCACAAAACTTTTCGCTCATGTAAAGAATGCCTCCAAACTACTAACATGTTCAGTCTTCCAACCGATGCTATCTAGAACGATCTTCAACGGTTCCACAAAAGACTTTTCATACTGTGTATCATAGTCGATAAACTTCTTTATGTCAAACTCATCTGGTATGATATTTGAGAAAGAAATGATATCACTTTGAATTGTGTTTGGTTCTTTGAGATAGATGAACTTGATCTTCTCACCTTCTTTGATCAACTCATACTTCTTCTGCAACTTCATCTTATTGATAAGATTGTTGTAGATCAAAGAACCACGAACATGAATTGGTGTACCTTTATCATAGATAGCACCGTTCTTACCTTTATACTTGGTAAGACCGTTCACACCGCGAGGGAAAGCAATCTCGACTGGCTCAAGATTACGAAAGTCTTTGCGGAACTTTTCGATGAAGTCAATAACGGCCTGTTCATCTTTGTTGAAGATAATGTCGATAGCCTCCCACAACTTCTCTTTACAAGCAGAAGGAGTTGAAGACTTGATCATCTCAAGACCCATCACCTTCAGTTTAGGCTTTGCATACTGCACACCTTCGTTGTTATGAACACGGAGAATGTAACGCTTCTTGGCTGTCCAGATACCCTTATCGGACAGAGCCTCACGCTTCATCATCATTTTTTGGTCGAAGGCGCGAGTATATCTAGCAAGTTCACCATAAGATTTGTCAATGAACGGTTGAATTTTAGCCTCACAGATACGATCCATGAAGGCGATAATTTCTGCCGCTCCAGCAGACGGATTCTCTTCTCTAATAGTCCTGCTGACCAATCTATCAAGAGTAAGGTAGATCGAATCTGTATCGCTTGCAATAACATAATCTTCATCCTCTGTTTTGAGAATACGGTTCATATACTCATTTAGTTTCTTTTCGATCCAGCGAATAGATAACTGGCCTGCCGTAGTGATGGCAGACGCTTGACGTATATCAAAGAAGCGGAAGTATTCATTACCCAAGGCACCATAAGCTGAGTTAAGACATACTTTCTTTGCGAGTTGCAAGTTGTTATATCTTGCAATCCTCTTCTCAATCTCGAATCTCTTCGCTTGATCTTTTTCCAGTTCAAGTTCTTTCTTAGCTTCAATGGCTTTCTTTTTATACTTTGAGCGGTCATTATACATTGTCTCCATCATATTAGGGAGAAAGCCTTGCTTACGAGTATCAAAGAATTGACCGTTTGGTGTCAGGGTGTGGTGAACCAACCCATCTGTAATGACAGACTCGCTAAGAAGCCCGTCAACATCAACGCCACGAACAAGAATACCGTGATGAAAAACTTCATAATCTTTAGGCTCCAAGAATGTTTCGGGGGAAATATTGTATTGCATGATTAGATGCGGATACAGAGAGTTCAAGTCAAACGAGGCCACCCAGTTGTAAAGACCAGGTTTAGGTTCTTTCACGAACCCACCAACATAGCTTTCTTTCTCATGCTTGTTGATTGGTGGAAGAACGATGTTCTTCTCACGAAGATGATTATAGATCAGGGCATCCCACATACGAACCTGTGCGAACACATCGTCATAGTTGGTCTTACTGTCATAAGCAAGAGTGAGAGCCAGTTCAATCAGCTTCAGTTTATCATCAAGTCGGTCGATGAGTTCAACGTCTTTAATGTTATACTCTATGAAGAGTTGATAGTTGTCTCTGTAGAGTGTGTGTAGATTACCATACTCTTCATAGGATAGTTTACGCTCACCAAGTTCAACATGAGCAATGTTGTCAAGCTTGTAGGACTCCTGAGATTTACCTTCAGGAGCATAACGCTGATATAGGTCGATATAGTCGAGTGAAGAGATACCTAGCAAAATGTAGGTCTTGAATTGGCGACCAGGCCCAAAGTTGACTTCTCTTTGGTTCAGAATACCCCAAGGTGAAAGTCTCTTGGCATAATCTTCACCAAGAAGTTTCATAACACGATTGACGATGTAGGGAATATCGAATAGCTTGATGTTCCAGCCTGTGATGATATCAGGATAATCACCAGACCATTCATCAATGAACCGCTTGATGAGGTCAATCTCATCGCGGCATTTGATATACTGAACATCATCGCGGGTGTTCTTAAACTCACCGCAACCGAAAACAACGAACTTATCACCCATCTTGTATGTGATGGCTGTGATAGGTTCGTTTGCATCATCAGGTTCGGGGAAGCCATTCTCGCTGCCCACTTCGATGTCGATATTGCAGATACGAAGTTGATCTAAGTCCCAGTCAATTTCATTTGGAAACCTGTCAGCGATGAATGTATATTCATACTTCTGATTGCCATAGATTTTGAAACCTTGCACCTCATCATACTGCTTTACAAAGTCACGACAATCACGGATGTTACCTGGCTTGATCTCAGCCACATACTCACCCTTGACTGTTGTAAACTCTGTAGGCTTATTGGAAGGCACAAACAAGGTCGGGAAATAATCAGAGCGGAGATTTACTCTCCGCCCTTGATCAACACCACGATAAAGAATCCTTGAACCGTAAACTTGAACGTTAGTGTAGAATGTTTTCATCACACAAT